AAGAGTGTTCTACCATGGAGGAATTCGTCATACCAGTGTTTTCTGAGAGAGATATTCCATATTCACTGCTAAATCATTACCCACTAGCTATACAGATAGATGTTAAAGTTGATGATGAAGGTGGGAAACATAATCTTATCAAGATACCTGAATCGGATATGATCGACGTACCGAGGTTAAGTATCATAGAGGCTCTAAATTATAGACCGAAAAGGAACGATGGTGTGGTTGTGCCGAGATTGCTAGATATAACGCTACGCGCTTATGATAATAGGAAATCCGCAAAGAACGCGAAAGGAGTTGAATTTATGACAGATACTAAGTGGATGAAATGGGCAATTGACGACAAAATGGATATACAACCCCTTAAGGTTACTCTGGATAACCACTGTTCCGTTAACCATCAACTCTTCAATTGTATCGTTAAGGCGAGGTCAGCAAATGCAGACACTATTTATTACGACTATTACCCATTGGAAAATGGAGCGAAAAGATGTAATCATACGAACCTGGATTTATTACGAAGTTTAACAACGACGGAGATGTTCCACATCTTACAGGGAGCGGCTTACGCCTTAAAAACAACGTATGAATTAGTAGCTCATTCCGAAAGAGAAAACATGAGCGAGAGTTATCAGGTTGGGACGCAGAGATGGATACAGCTGCGTAAAGGTACTAAAATTGGATATAGAGGGCAGCCGTACGAACGATTTATATCCAGCTTAGTTCAAGTAATCATTAAAGGGAAAATTCCGGATGAGATTAGAACCGAAATCGCTGAACTTAATAGAATAAAAGATGAGTGGAAAAACGCCGCGTATGACAGAACTGAGATACGTGCATTGGAGCTCTGCAAGATACTTTCGGCGATCGGACGTAAAATGTTAGATGTTCAAGAAGAGCCAAAGGATGAGATGGCGTTATCTACTAGATTTCAGTTCAAGTTAGACGAGAAATTCATTAGGACTGATCAAGAACACGTAAATATATTTAAAGTAGGTGGTTCCGCAACAGATGATGGGAGATTTTACGCGCTAATCGCTATAGCAGGTACCGATACGCAGCAAGGCCGTGTTTGGAGAACGAACCCTTATCCATGTTTGCGTGGTGCGCTAATTGCTGCTGAGTGTGAGCTCGGCGATGTGTACTTCACATTGCGTCAAACGTATAAATGGAGTCTGCGTCCAGAATATGGTCAGCGTGAGAGGCCGTTAGAAGACAATAAATATGTGTTCGCTCGTCTTAATCTATTTGATACTAACTTAGCCGTTGGGGATGAAATCATTCACTGGCGTTATGAGGTTTATCAGCCTAAAGAAACAACTCATGATGATGGATATATCTGTGTGTCACAGAAAGGTGATGATGAATTATTATGTGAGGTTGATGAAGATAGGTATAAGGAGATGTTTGATCGTATGATTCAAGGCGGATGGGATCAGGAACGGTTCAAATTACACAACATATTGACTGAACCAAACCTACTTACCATCGATTTCGAGAAGGATGCTTACCTTGGCGCGCGTTCTGAATTAGTATTCCCGCCCTATTATGACAAATGGATCAATTCACCGATGTTTAATGCCCGGCTTAAAATTGCGCGTGGCGAGATTGCAACCTGGAAGGCGGATGATCCTTGGAGTAATCGGGCGGTTCATGGGTATATAAAGACGTCAGCGGAATCTTTAGAGTATGCGTTAGGGCCATATTATGACCTACGTCTGCAGTTATTCGGCGACACCCTCAGTCTGGGACAAAGACAGTCAGCTGTATTCGAACATATGGCTCAACAAGATGATTTTTCTACGCTAACGGATTATACGAAAGGAAGAACAGTGTGCCCTCACTCAGGCGGGACTTTTTACACTTTCCGCAAGGTAGCGTTGATTATTTTATCGAATTACGAACGATTGGACCCAAGTTTACATGAGGGGAGGGAACATGAGACATACATGCACCCGGCAGTTAATGATGTCTTTAGACGACACGTTTTAGAAATGAAAGATTTTTCCCAGCTGATTTGTTTTGTGTTCGACTACATTTTTGAGAAACATGTACAGCTACGTAATGCCAAAGAGGCGAGAAGGATTATATATTTAATACAGAATACGTCCGGTGCGTATCGATTAGATGTTTTACGCGAAGCTTTCCCCAACTTTTTAAAGCACGTTATGAATTTACGTGATGTGAAACGTATATGCGATCTGAATGTGATTAATTTCTTTCCATTGTTATTTTTGGTTCAAGATAATATTTCATATTGGCATAGACAGTGGTCGATCCCAATGATTTTATTTGATCAAGTTATCAGATTAATTCCCGTCGAAGTCGGGGCATACGCAAATAGATTTGGACTTAAGAGCTTCTTCAATTTCATTAGGTTTCACCCCGGCGATTCAAAGAAGAGACAGGATGCGGATGACACCCATAAAGAATTCGGCTCAATATGTTTCGAGTATTACACTACGACAAAGATCTCTCAAGGTGAGATAGATGTTCCGGTCGTTACGTCTAAATTAGATACACTTAAGTTGCACGTAGCTTCCTTATGCGCGGGGCTAGCTGACTCTCTAGTGTATACGCTGCCTGTAGCGCACCCGAAGAAAAGTATCGTTCTAATTATTGTGGGGGATGATAAGCTTGAACCACAAATACGCTCAGAGCAAATCGTAAATAAGTACTATTATTCACGGAGGCACATCTCAGGGGTTGTTTCGATCTGCGTGAACCAGGGTGGACAACTGAAGGTGCATTCCATGGGGATAACGAGACATCGGATATGTGATAAGTCGATATTGAAATATAAATGCAAAGTAGTATTAGTTAGGATGCCAGGACATGTCTTCGGAAATGATGAATTAATGACGAAGCTACTAAATGTTTAGGTCCTGTGACATGGACCGGTAGCCTCTTACACTTAC